TATAACTGTAATGCATTGGAAACTGTAACGTTCGCAGAAAACTCTCAACTAACCGCTATTGGTGACGACGCATTCAGGTTCTGTGTCCGTTTAACTACGATTGCAATACCAGCATCTGTAACGTCAATTGGAAATGAAGCGTTTATGAGCGACGAAGCGTTGGAAACTGTAACTTTCGCCGAAAACTCTCAACTAACCTATATTGGTTACGAGGCATTCAGTTTCTGTGTCCGTTTAACTACGATTGCAATACCAGCATCAGTTACAAGGATTGCACATCAAGCGTTTATGTGCAACTACGCGTTGGAAAGAGTAACGTTCGCCGAAAACTCTCAACTAAACACTATTGGCCACGCGGCATTCAGTTTCTGTGTCCGTTTAACTACGATTGCAATACCAGCATTTGTAACGTCAACATTTGTATCGTCAATTGGATCACGAGCGTTCTATAACTGTAATGCATTGGAAACTGTAACGTTCGCTGAAAACTCTCAACTAACCGTTATTGGTGACGAGGCATTCAGTTTCTGTGTCCGTTTAACTACGATTGCAATACCAGCATCAGTTAAAACGATTGGAAATAATGCGTTTATGCGCGACGAAGCGTTGGAAACTGTAACGTTCGCTGAAAACTCTCAATTAACCGCTATCGATTCTAGTGCATTCAGTTTCTGTGTCCGTTTAACTACGATTGCAATACCAGCATCAGTTACAACGATTGGAAATAATGCGTTCTATAACTGTAATACATTGGAAACTGTAACGTTCGCCGAAAACTCCCAACTAAACACTATCGGTGACGACGCATTCTATTTCTGTGGCCGTTTAACTACGATTGCAATACCAGCATCAGTTACAACGATTGGAAATAATGCGTTCTATAACTGTAATACATTGGAAAGAGTAACTTTTGCGGACCATTCTAAAATAACTAATATTCACGATGACTCATTTGCTTACTGTAATAATTTAACAACCGTTGAAATTTCGAAGGAGACAATTAACTGGTGGAATAGTCATAATCCGACTGCACAAATAAAAAGAGGACCAAATCAACAATTTTTAGGGCATGCTGTTAATATTGTTGCCATTGCCGACGTAGTTACTAGACGTAGTGCGATTGCGTCCGTGGCACAGGCTGGCACTAACGCTCGGCTTATTGAAGGCGCCCAATTCGGGCCCGATGCACCACGTGGTGTCGGGTTAAAATACGAGCTAGACCCCCTTGTCCCCCGCACTACCCCCACAGTCCCCAGAAAACGGGTTCAGCTTCCAATGGAGCTGGGACTATATATAGATAAATTTCTTGGTGGAAAAACGAAAAAACGTGTCGCGAAACGTCGGGGCAATACTAGACGCAATAAACGAGTGGGCGGAGCTGGGTTTAGTGCGGGCGGCAAAAAACCTCTGGTTATTTCATATAAAGATGGGGATAGCACACTTACCCGCACGTATTTAGCTACCCGATTGCTAGATGTTTTAGACATACATATAGGCGAAGGCTGGACAGCTATTGGAAAAAACGCTCTTGAGTCGGGTCGTATCAATTTAAAGACGATTTCAATACCAGAATCTGTAACGTCAATTGGATCATATGCGTTCTATAAGTGTGGTGCATTGGACACAGTAACCTTTGCCGAAAACTCCCAACTAACCGCTATCGGCGACGACGCATTCCGTAGCTGTGACCGTTTAACTACGATTGCAATACCAGCATCAGTTACAACGATTGGAAATAATGCGTTTATGCGCGACGAAGCGTTGGAAACTGTAACGTTCGCCGAAAACTCCCAACTAACCGCTATTGGCGACGCGGCATTCAGTTTATGTTACCGTTTAACTACGATTGCAATACCAGCATCAGTTACAACGATTGGACCTAGAGCGTTCATAGACTGTAATGCATTGGATACAGTAACGTTCGCTGAAAACTCTCAACTAACCACTATCGGCAGCGGTGTATTCGAAGCTTGCGATCGTTTAACTACGATTGCAATACCAGCATCAGTTACAACGATTGGAAATAATGCGTTTATTCAGTGTCGTACATTGGAAAGAGTAACTTTTGCGGACCATTCTAAAATAACTAATATTCACGATGACTCATTTGCTCAATGTGATAATTTAACAACCGTTGAAATTTCGAAGGAGACAATTAAATGGTGGAATAGTCATAATCCGACTGCACAAATAAAAAGAGGACCAAATCAACAATTTTTAGGGCATGCTGTTAATATTGTTGCTATTGCCGACGTAGTTGCTAGACGTACAGCACTTGCATCAGTTGCGCAGGCTGGCCCTAACGCTCGGCTTATTGAAGGCGCCCAATTCGGACCCGATGCACCACGTGGCGTCGGGTACAAATACGAGCTAAACCCCAATATCGCCCGAATTGACCCCGATGTCCCCAGAACGCGGGTTCAGCTTCCAACGGAGCTGGGACTACATATAGCTAAATTTCTTGGTGGAAAAACGAAAAAAAGATATAAGAAGTCCAGCAAGTAAACGGCACTTGATTGTGATGACCAAAAAGTGAAAATGTTGGCGATTTGGTAAGTAGAATGAATCTTGTAATCGGCGCAGAATTTATTAGCTTGACCAATTGGTAAGAAAAAATACATAAATTACATTATAAATATTGCATCGTAAATTTTTATAATAGGGCAAATCGTGGTTGCATAACTAAGAACACCATTCTTTCGCTAGGTTAGTCATAAAGTCTCCACCCGGTTTATACATTTCCATTAACTCATATGGATGTTGGTAATATTTTTGTAGCAAGTATAACAAGTTGCGGAATACACTTTCGCTGTACGCAATGCTGTGGGCTTCTAATGCGTTACACGGAACACCATAGTCAATGTGGCGTCTGGCATTTAAATCAATCGCCGCTTGCAATAGCTCGCCCGTTATCGGAGCGTTTACGTCCGTATGCAATTGCCCAAACAAATAATATTTTCCCATTGACCAAGACGACTGGGTAGTCGTCATATATTCTTTAAGGGCAATCGTATTTACTCCGACGAAATCGTGCTTGAACTTGCGTGTAATGTAATCATTTAGTTGGAACAAACTGGGGTTTATCGCACCGACAAACGGCTGTCCAGTCAAATAATCGGCGGGGATATCTGGCAATTTAAATTCACTCATTTTCTATTATGGATGCATTCAGATGTAATAGAAAAAAGTTTTCAATTTTTTGGACAAATTGTCCCAACGTTGCTTGACAATATATTTAGTATATCCGTGATATCAATATATAATATATAATATATATAATGGCGCAAGTGGAACAAACCCCGCCAAACAAACTGTCAGAAGAACTGATAGACCAGCAACGATGGTTATATCGTATCAGAAATGCCAAGATGAATGAAGGTAAAAGGCGCTATAATTTCATCCAGCCAGATTTCAATGCTATAATATTTGCACCTTTATTGCCAGGTAAAAAACACATAAGAACCGACACAGACATTAGACCTGCGGTTAATCTCTGGTGCAGTAATCGCGCTGAAGCTGAAAAACAATGTGGTCATATCAGTCTATGGGACGTGTCTAGCGTGACTGACATGAGTCAGCTCTTCTATGAAGAGCACCCCGAAGCATCATATGATACCACCGATGGCGAATATATTTCTGAAGACGAACCAGTCGATTTCAACGATGACATTAGTAAGTGGGACGTGTCCAATGTTACTAACATGAGTAATATGTTTCGTAATGCGCGGGAATTCAATCAAGATATTGGGAATTGGCTTGTCAACAATGTTACCGACATGCATAATATGTTTGATGGTGCAGGAGAATTCAATCAAGATATTAGCAGATGGGACGTGTCCAATGTTACCAACTATTCGCAAATCTTCCGTGATTGTCGTATTAATAAAGAATACAAACCAGAACGATTTCGCGTAGTTGTTGGTGGCGCCAAAAAAACTCGTCGCGCTAGCAGCAAACGGTCACGAAAAGGTAAGCGAACCACGAAACGCGGCGCCAAAAGAACCCACCGAAAATAAAACTGCAAAGTGCATTTTAATCCATATGTTACGATTAAAATTCACTCATTTTCTATTATGGTTGCATTCAGACGTAATCGAAAAAAGTTTTTAATTTTGTTAGACTATTATTTTAGTCGGTTATATTGCCCATTTTTAGTCTCTCCAATTATTAAACAAACAAAAACGACCATTCCGACCAATATGACACAATCCCCGCCCACGGCATTTCACGTTGCCAGATGGTCAAATAACCCATACACACAAGGCGCTTGGTCACAACTTATGGTAGGTGGTAAACCTAGCGACAGAGAACAATTGGGCAAACCGATATCAAACTCGTTTATTCTTGCGGGTGAAGCGACTGTGCCCGACTTTCCATCACAAGTGCATGGCGCATATGTATCTGGCAAACGTGCGGCGAAATGGTGTTTAGACTCCATACAATCCAACGATACGCCCGATAAACCAATATTAGTCGTGGTCGTCGGCGCTGGCGCTGCTGGAATTAGTGCAGCAGAAACCATTCATAAGTCATTTAATAGCGGTTCAAATGCAGGTTCCCATAAAGTAATCATAGTTGAGGCACTTGACCGACTTGGTGGAAGAGCAACCACTGTTTCTATGGGCGACGGCATTCATATTGACGCTGGCGGAACTTGGCTACAACAATATAAATCCAATCCTCTGGTAAAAGAAGCGCTGCGTCTAGGTCTAACTCTCATTCCAACCGATTTTATGTATCCATATGCATCTTGCGCAGATGGTCCCGTATCCGTTGATGAAATAAACGCAATGGTATTGCATATTGAAACTGCCGCACAACGATATCACGAAACCGTAGATTCGGATAGCTCCGTAATGCAAATTATTGACGATTTAATACGCCCAATGTACCAAGATAATCCGAGAATGTTAAAAATCATTGATTTAACTATTGCCGAAATTATGGCGGATACGGGCATTCCATTGAACACATTGTCGTCCAAATACGGTCTAGAAGAACCGTCCTATGTGGGCGAGGGCGACCATTATATCAAGGAAGGGTTTTCAGCATTGTGGTCAGGAATGGCCGATGGAATTGAAGTCCGATATAATACTCCGATCAAGGACATTGACTGGACGTCGTCCGTAAAATTAACAACGGCAGCGGATGAAGTAATCGTTGCAGATTATTGCATTTGCACCATACCCATTTCACTTCTACAAGAGGCAGCCGATAACACGAGCAAGGTTCTTGCGATTCACCCTCCATTGCCAAATGAACATTTGGATGCGTTAAATCGGATGAAAATGGCGATTTGCGATAAAGTTATTCTACGATTTAGTCACCGATGGTGGCCGACCGCCCCGTCGGGCAACAATATTTTGAAATGGTATGGCGATGGCAAATATGGCAACTCATTTACGGATATGCTGGATGCCACAGATGGTGTCGGTGCTCCGACCGTGGTTTTGTATATGATAGGGGCAGACAACGTTGCAAATTGTATGGATGGAAAAACTGACGAGGAAATTGCACAGAGTGCATATGAGGCATTGTGTAAATGGGCAGAGACAGTTAAATAGATTGTAATAAAAAAGTTAGACATAATTCTTTTAGCCAGTCTATATATCAATATAGACAATGTTTGGTTCTCAGATTATTCTCGCAGTAACCGCCATTTTCGCATTATTTGACCCATTCTGCGTACAAGCTGACACAGTATGTCCAACTGTTACTAGCCCGAATACTGACAGGCGAACCGATAAAAATACGCTCCGCATAATGCAATACAACGTGGAGTGGTTATTTACTGATTATTATAAAAATGCCGATTGTCCGGGTGAGAACTGCACTTGGAAGAATGAAACCGCCGCACAAACCCATTTGACTTATGTGGCAAATGTAATAAACGACGTACAGCCAGACATAATCAACCTATGTGAGGTGGAGGGCTGCGATGAATTAAATGAAGTCATACACCAGACCACGGCGGAATATAACCCCTATTTAATACTCGGTTCTGATACATCTACCGGACAAAATGTCGGAATGTTGACCAAGATAAACCCGTCAATCAGTCTGTACCGATCCGAAGAACGCGTCAGTTATCCAGTTCCTGGTTCAAAGTGTGGATATAACGGTTCGCCTGGAACATCGGGGGTGACGAAACACTACATTACTGAATTCCATTGGTCTAATATGAAGGTTCTATATATTGGTCTGCATTTGCTTGCATATCCTACGGATACGACCCGATGTGCTGAAAGAGAAGCACAGGCGACTGTTATTCAGAATATCATTGTTCCGTATATACAGAAGGGGTATGAAGTCATAGTAATGGGCGATTTTAATGATTTTGACGAAGACCCGCTAGACGCCAACAATAATGCACCCATCTCACAAGTTCTTGACATTGTGCGTGGAAAAAATACAAATATATACCAGTTATACAATGTTGCGTCAACTATATCCAAATCAGACCGCTATTCTGATTGGTGGGACAAGAATGGAGACTGCAAATCCACCCCCGACGAATTCTCGACAATTGATCATATGTTGGTAACTTCTGGATTGCAAACAAAAATAAAGAGCGCATATTATTATCACAAATATGAAGAATTTTGTGGAACATATAACTCGGACCACTACCCATTAATTTTGGAACTGGGCATTTAATATGGTTTGATTGTATACCATTTCTCATTTAAAATTCCCATAATTTACAAAATTGATATATTTATAAATTATATCAATTATGATATAATTTATAATGACAGAACTAAATATTCACAGTAAATATATTGATAAACGAATAAATGATATTAAAAAAAGCAATAAATGGAATTCAAAAATAATTGACACTTCTCACGCAGATTTTATAAAGGATTATGCTTCAAATGTATTTACAAATCTAATAAGAAATACATTTACTAACTCGTATATTAACCAATTTCCTTGCGGCGAATGCAATAATCCATCAACAGAAAGGTGTCACGGAATAGGTGAAGAAAGACCATTATTGATTAAAAAAGCATTAGAAAGAATTTGGAGTGATACATCAAAACCAATTATTATGAAAGAAATTATAATAGCATTTTTAGAAGAACATAAATATACAAAATTTACATTTAAGTGTCAGACATGTCATAAAAATGAGAAAAAATAAGCATTTTTCAATGAAAAAATTGAATACGGTTTTCATTGAAATACAACTGCATCTAATCAAAAATGCCGTGTCTGGTTACCAATCGTCGCAAGGCAGCAGCAACCGCTCTTCTTCAACTGGCTAATTCGGATAAGCCAAATGTCGAGCGATACCATCTTAGGAATAGAAGCAAACTAAATCGCCCGAAACCTCAAAACTATACTCAAACTGCTACTCCTGCTACACTTGACCACATAATTGCTGCTGCTACTATACTTGACCACCAGACACGTAGCCGCTGATTATTATCTGCAAAAATAAAAAATGGCTTTGTGCCGTTTTTTATTGTAAACGTAGTTGTTATCATTTCAAACATTGCTAGAATGCCGTATTAAATATCTAATGAAATGGTATTTTTATCCGAGCGGTTCTTTCTGCGATTAGACCGCTTTGGCATATTCGAATTCTGCATATCTTTCAATGATGCAATTGAAATTACCGAGTCGTCCTCAAATGACGCCTGCTGTGCAGGTTGCTCGTGAATATTCACGCTGCGGGTTTTTAGACCTGCCAAGATGTTATCAATGTCACTTGACTGAGGACCTCGCATTTCAGGGCGAGGAGCAGACGGCTGTGGTGTGCGAATGCTACGGTCAGGTCCGTTCACGTTGAACTCATTCGTCATTTCTACACCCTGTTCGCGGAACATGGCTCCACGACTGGCATTAATATCTGGGCGATTGCTTGGTGGCTCGTTTGTATATGTCATGCCTGGACGGGGAGGAGGTGCCATACTTTGTGTGTTTACGGGTGCGGGCGGTGGGGGTCCACGCGGTTTGGAGTTGTCTTGCATAAAGTTATTCGCCATTGCAAATCCAGGCGATGACTGACTCATACTGCTGACGGTGGCATTGGTGAACATCTTCATTAGTTCAGGACTTTGTTTAATCACGTCGTTGAATGCGGGCGTAGCACTAGACAAGGCCTTGTTTGAGAAATTCAGTACTGCCGCACTAAAACCCACACGAAGCAATAGAGATATCTCGGGAGCCAGCTTACCGCCCTTGTACTTGTCGTGCAATTCAGAGAAAATCTCCTCGTAACTGTCAATGTCTTCATTCACCTGTTCTCCCCAACCATCCAAATTCAGATCAAATGGATTAAATGCAGTGTTCGCATACTCCATGGAATTGATAAATGTCATAAACCACCATCCCTGCAACTTTATACTGTCCTTCTTGCGCTTGTCCTCCAATGCGGTTTCGTATTCGTCCTCAATCTCGTCAAATGCCGAATCGAGAGTAAAATTGGAGGTGTGTTTAATAAGCCCCTTCTCGTACCAGTCTTCTAACTTTTTAATCATCACCCGCTTCTTTCGTCGCACCTCACGTTCACTCAACGTGGTCGCCTTCTCTGCATTCAGCGGAATTTCATTAATCTTGGAGAAACCGTCCCACGTCTTTGCATTCCCCATGCTATTGCGAGTAGCTTGGCCAATATTTGAACTAGATGGTTCATCTTCTTGTTGCTGTTTATTTGATGGCGGTTCTTCCTTGCTACCAAATCCGAATAAGTTTGCCGCCATTCCAGTGAGAGTTCTAGTGTTGCCTGGCGCAGTCGGTTTGCTTTGCCCAGAAAGTTCATTCAATTCGTTTTCTAGGGTATCAAGTTCTCCTAAATTTAAGTTAGAATGGTTGGATGAGATTTTTTTATCATTCATTAAAAGTTCAATGCCAGACCCAAATTTAGAACTATTAAATCCAGGGCTAGATCCACCAATATCCAAAGAAATAGGGTCCAAATCGTCCAAAGCACCTAAATCGATTACTTCCATTGTATTATGATATTTATACAAGTTTTATTTTTAAATCATCCGCAATTATAATATAATTATTGTTTCGTAAATACCAAATGCCTTGTAAGAATGCATCCGCTAAATCATCCTTTTTCTTTGTGTCTAGGGCGGTTCTCCATAATTCCATATTATTGTTTGCATTTATAATTTCTAAACAGTAATGCACTCCATCTTTCTTATGGGCTTTGTAGTCGGGATTAATGCCTTTCGTTGTGGACGGCGCAGCAGGCTCTAACGTATTCTCGGTAACGTCATCGTCCGTTAGCGTCCGCCGATTCACAAACTGTTTCAATTTGTTTGCCGAGGATATAAAATCTATCTTTGCATTCTCATTCGTCATAATGAAATACTGCGCCAACATTCCTTGTATGGTTTTCATCCGATTTGCAATCGGCGATATCTGGTTCTCAATAACAACATTAGTAACGTCGGCAATGTTCGCTGCTTCTCCCAAACATATTTTCATATTGCGTCCAATCTCTATCAGGTCAGTTTGCGATGCCGTCTTGGATTTTTTAACTATAACGGGTTCATAACAATGTTTCGCAAAATATGCAGTGACAAGTTCCAGCAAATCCTTTTTCAACAACTTGTCATAGTTTGGAACCGAGATAAATATGAGATGTTTATTTCCGAATTTGATTAAATCGTCTACTTTCAGTTTCTTGATTGATGCGGGCTGCATTTGTTTGGTCGGGACAATATATTGAGAACATTCTTTTGCGTGTTTGTCACAATAATATTTATCGTGTTTCACGTATTTCGCCTTTTTGGTACATTCGGTTGGTTGAGTCTTCTTGGATTTGGGTTTATTCATAAAACTACACATATGTTCGGTTTCTTGTTTTGCCATTAAATTCAGCACTTCCCATCCAGTAATATTAAGTTGTCCTTGTGTGCAATCAAAAACACAATATGCCATATTCTTAATTCCAACATCAAAACTAATTACCTTCATTTCTGAAACAATAAACAATATAAACTGCGTGGTTTATGTCGTTTGACCTACAAACTATTATTTGCGGGTAATTACAGGAGCGATTTGCATCATCTGTGTGTGTTGTCTGGTTAAATATGCATTCTTTAAGTCGCTCGCTTGTGTACCATATCGATGGGTCACATCTATCGCGCTTGTCTGCATACGAGGAGCATTTGTCATATCTTGCACCTTATTGCATTGAATAACTGGCAACCCCGCGTGTCTAACTGCGTGGCCGTTCTCGTTATTGCTTTCGCGGTAGTTATACTCCATAATGTCCTTTGCATTCTCTGTTAAATATTTGCGATACTGCCAGTTTGTAGTGATTCCAGTCTTTGCTACCAGATCCGCATTGTTTGCGTCCTCTGACTGCCAATTAGCAGGAACGGTCTTGGGTATATTCGGAAATTGAATATTCGTATGTACTGGATACATTGTGCGCGAAAACTCAAAGCTGGGTTTCGCATATGCATTGTCTAGATTTGTGTATTCAGATGAAGATGAAAACATTATAATATATATTTTGGATATATTATAATCCGTTAATCCGTAATGTTTTTACTGACCGCCAGTTTCTAACAACTTAATCAATTCCGCCTTTTTCATTTTGCTAGGGTCGCTGCTTAATCCCTTTGTAATCGCCAACGTCTTTAATGTTTGCAAAGACATCTTATTGTATACTTCATTCGCCGCCTTTTCTGCGTTGGACTCTACTGGCACTTGTTCTAAATGTTGTACGTCTAATTTTTCTACTACGATCGGATCAGATACCACTAAATCAACAGGTTTATCGTTATCATCACTATCGGAGCTCTCCATCCCATCGTCGGGCAGTTCAGTTAGTTCTTCTACTTGGTCTAGCAATATAACCTTCACTGAATTGTTATCTGTCTCTTCCATTGGCGAAATGTGAATATGTGCGTGCTCCTCATCTTCATCGCTGTCACTGTCTTCATCATCATCGCTATACTCGTCATCGCTGTCTTCATCATCATCGCCTTCCTCATCACTGTCCTCATCGCTATCATCCATATAGGTGAATGGTTCGGGCTTCTCGGCTTTACCGCCCAGCGCGGTCTGACCGTCAGGTTCAGGATAAAACAGAACGGGTGGAGAGGTTATACCAAATCCGTGGGCAGACCGCCGCTCGCTGTTTAATTCAGTTACAATATTGTTAATCAGTTCAAACATTGTATCACATTTCTGTTCTAGTGATATAAATCGCTGCCTAAAATGGTACACCAACAATAAGATTAAAATAAACGTAATGCCTAAACTTACAAAGAAGAATGTCTCAACGAAACTAAAAAGACCCATTTTATTATAAACTAATAAATTTTTCGTCAAATGCAAACGAACACGCAATAAAATGTTTGATTATAGTATATATTATAAAATGGATACACCATCTGCCCCCGCTTCTCCTAAATTAGATATTGGCACGAGTGGAATTACCGTTAATAAAAACGTTCTCATTGCAATATTGGCATTTTTGCTAATATTCTCTCTTTTAGGAATAAACGTATTGTATGTATTTGGCAACATCTTTCAAATGCTTGGCAATTTCTTCCAATCGATTGTGAATATATTCAAGCCGCTCATTGTACAAATTCTATCTTTGTTTGGATACACCGCTGGCTCAGTTCTCAATACTACTGCTGATGTTGTATCAGTTACTGCAAAAACTGGCATTGACATTGCTACTGGTACGATTCATTCTGTTGGAAATATCTTAAAAGATGGCAGTGCAGGCGCAATAGACCAAAATTCAAAGAAACAATTTGATAATGCATTGAACCTGTCTAACATTAAAGGCGGTCTACCTGATGCGGATAACGCAAACAGCAATATTCAATCGTCCATTGTTTCTGGAAAGTCGCAATGGTGTTTGGCTGGCGACTACCAAGGTAAGAGAGGATGTGTAGAGATTGACAAGGATACGCAATGTATGTCGGGGCAGATATTCCCCAGCCAACATCAATGTCTAAATCCCAATCTTACCCATAATATGCAATAGTGCGCATAAAATTGAAACCTTTTTTAGGAGTTAAATAAATGCAACAATTACACCAATAATACCACAATACATAAGACATTATCACAATGCCAAAGTCCAGAGATGAACGCTGCCGACAGGCAATTGATAGTTATATGACGAATGCATATGCTGTACAATACAACATTAATTCGCTTACAAAAAATAAATCTGTTTCAATGCACTCTTATGAGATTGTTATGCCTAGACTGATTAAATTATATGATGTGGACACATATCATACAATTAACGGGACTGAATCTGGTCCTGGGGCAATATACAGCGAACAAGATTTGCCAACAGCTTCCGAATTTGCAAACGATTTTAACAACTATTTTGAAAATTTTGCATTTTATGAACAATGCCCTGACAATTCCGAAACGCAATACAATTTAATAAAATTATCTTACACCGAAACAACACATATTACGCACACAGATGACGCCATTATTGCAGGCATCGAGGTAAGATATTTAAAAAAATATTCGCCATTCCCACCAGAACCTTCTGAAATAAACCTTGAAATAAAACTGCGCGAATTAGAAAAACGTTATAACGACCAACAAGCACAAGCCGCGCTATTGATGCGTGAAAATAAATATTTTAGACGTCGGATTGCAAACGCCAACCGCGACTTATCTCGCGTTCGCGCGGAATACAATAATAAATGGAAAAATGTTGGCAACAAATTCACCTCGCTAAAAACAATCATAAATAATTTATATGAAAATGCCAACAAACAAGAAGATTGCCCTGTATGTTATGAATGCATCGCCGCTGACAAGTTAACCGTTCCAGAATGTGGTCATTTTATATGTTCAAGCTGTTCGGTCCAATGTTCGCGATGCCCAATGTGCAGAGACGTAGAAATCGGCGATTACGTAGGAGAAGATGATTCTAATAATTGAATAGGAATTAATGGTTCGGCGCTCGCATTTTGAGCGATTGTACAGTTTATTGTATTTTTACTTGCATCTGAAATGTTGTAATATAATCCATACTTAAATTCATATCTGGAAATAAAATTATCCTTTTCGGCCGTACTATTAGCAGCAAGTGTGATATCAGTAAGTATATTAATATCGTATATGTATCCCACCTCGGTATATAAATCAATATTTGTTATTTTTAACATACCAATGTATATTGTGCCTGAAAAATCCGCTGATTTATTTGTTACATTAAATGACATATCAAATGTTTGATTGTTACGGAAGGATATTTGTCTGTTTGTAGACACTGGGTTTGTAACAAATACAACTTGGGGGTTGAAGCCGCTTGGCGGTATACTTAAACTAATTACATTGAATGCTGCTGCTAATGTGTTAGTTGTTTTATACTTTCCTTCAAAGTGAATTCCTATTGGCACGTATAATTCATATACATATTGAGGTGCGTCAATAATATTTGTTATATATAATGTAGATACGGTAATATCAGTTGGTTCTGTCTGTATTACATTTGCGCCGATGGAAGTAGAAGTTATCGTATAGTATGCATATGTATTTTTATCTGTGTACTTTGTCTTAAATTTATCGGTTTCAATTACGTCGGTTATTGCATAACTTTTATCTGCCGAACCTGCATAATTGTACAGCGGTATACTCGTATCATTATACAAATTGATAATTGGTCCAGGCACATCAGATGAAGATGTGGGTCTAGGGATCATATTGTCTAATGGGCAAGTGGGATCAGGATTAGAATACACCGGAGTACGCGTTATTATTACTTGGTTTAAATCGCGTATCGGATCACGTACATAACTTGCTGTTTCCGTATATACTGTTGTATATGAGCGCGACTGATATTTGCCTGAAATAACTTGTGCATAACGACCAGTTTGTGTTAAACTATTGGTTTTCGTATTCATCCGATTGCCTGCATATTGCAAGATCTCCGCTTTTCGGCGCATATCTAATTGTTGTTGCGTATATTCTGGATAAGGCGATATGGGGTTTGCCCGAAACGACGGCATTGCAAACAATTGTTGTCGTTTTCTCAAATTACATATCAAATCTAAATTCATATTGATATTTGCCATTTGTAAAATATAATATACATTCCTACTATATTTTACTACACCTAGTATCTAGATGAGTACCATTGACTTGATAGATAATCAAATCCGCCAATTGGTTTCATATCACTCGCCACTTTCATATTCGGTCCAGACGAAACAATGTTATTAATTTCAAATACGTTGAGTGCCCGACTATAATATCTTAAATTAGACAATTTGCCCGAGAACCCGCCATTCTGGCAGACGTACACATTGCCATAATTTTGTTTGGGCGTATTGTTTAATAATAAACGGTTTACTACAACGCCGTTAATGTAGACATCCAATACCGTGTTTTGCAAGCGCAAGGCGACGTGGAACCACTTCTGAATGGGGATATTATCAATGTCTATTGTCGTATTTGGATCGGTTGAGGAGACAGTATTCATTATGATGTGCAGTTTATTATCCATAGGACTAATGTACAATCCTGGACCATTATTTACAGTGGACAAATTCGTGTTGCTATCAATATTGCCGTCGCCTTTGCTAAATACGTGTTGGTATTTACCCGCATCTTTGCCCAAATCACTTAAATATAACCAGGATGACCACGTAAACTCCATGCCCTTGGATTGATCATTTGATCTATATATCGGTATCGCATTCGTTTGTTTTGGGTCCTGGGGGACAACCTTTGAAAAGTTACCGTCAATCATCCCGTTTATAATATACGGGTCGGGCGATGGTTCGCTAAAATAACCAACGATTGATACTCCTAAATTAAACAATATTAAAAACACCACCAATACAAGCAGTATAAATGCAAATTTGGCAATAATCGTATTTGCCGTTAAAAAATCGGTAGTAGCCCCCGCAGCCGCGGTCGCTTGGCTAGAAAACTCATTAAATGTGCCAGATAAAGCATTACTTGCGTTGTCAACTGTGCTACCAAACCGTTCTGCAACGGCCTGCCCATAATTTACACCTGTTGATGGTACATTTGGTTGAAAATTCATATTATATTTTATATTATAATATAGATTGGGATTATTTGTCAGACATTTCAATTAAATTATGGTCTATTCATTTTTACCTAAAACGAGAACCTCGTCTGTTCCACCTTATTCTTTAAAACCGACACGTCTATACCATATGACGAGAATGCACGAGACACTCCATTCGTCCCATTGCCCGCTAAATACGTATCCAACGCGCTTTGTGGGTCAATTGGTGCGCTCCAACGCTTAAACTCGGCGATGAATGCATCAAATGGTGCAAATGTTTGGCCACCTTCACTATTTCCTAAATAAATTGGACTTGCAGTTGCATCGGGGGGAGTTTGAGGAATTGTTACAGTAGTTACTGGGGGGGTTGTATTGCTAGTAGTGGATGTGTAAAATCGCTGCGACTTTACTAACTTGCCATCCAAGTATGCGTCTACGAATTGATTGTCTACGCTCACACACACACATACCCACTTTTGAAGAGGGAAGTTGTTGGTAATATTCATCGTCATCGTCGGAGGCAAATTGTTTACTAGCGCGCCGTTCATTGTTAGGTCAAGTTTTAATGTTGGGCTAGTATTATCTAAATATAACCGTATGTTGTTCTTACGACTAAAAATGGTCTTATTGCTATTGTTATTCC